TTGGTATTTTAGGTATGTTTTGTTGCTTTGTTTCTGGTAAGGGTGGGGTTTCATTATTAACAGGAACTTCTTCTGTAACGACAAGATTCTCAGGTGTATAGTCAAGAGGAACAAAACTAGGAAATGCAAAATCACACGTTGTATATACACCATTAGGATCATCTAATAATAAATTACGATTACCTGTATTTTTTATATCACGATGTTGATAAGTACAACCAGGAACATCTATATCAGGTGCTTTAGCTGGATTAATGTAGTGAGGATTATAAGGTTCTGGAACATTTGGAATATATATCTCAGGAATACTTATATCAGGTATCTCAATCAAAGGCATCTCGTTTTTTTAATACTTCCACTTCTGAAAAGCATTTAGGACACGATAAGTTGGTCATTACAGAAAACTCAGGATAAGTTTGCATAGAATCATCTATATCAATGTCACCACCCCAAATTAATTCAGTATCGCACCAATAACAGTTCATTTTTTGAGAAAAGGAATAGATTCACCTGTTGTATTTGGTAAAGCATTATCTAATACTTTAGGCATCATTCCTTGAACACCTTTAAGTACCTTATTCATCATCTTTGTTTGAAACTGTTCTGATGTTACATATTTATATCCAAAGTATCCTCCACCAATAACAGAAGTTACCATTATGAATGAGACAATACTTAAAACATTAGCAATTTTTTGAAACATGATAAAATTTGCAATTTTAAGAGCACTATCTTTTACAAGTGTGCTTGTATTACTGCTAATTGTAGCCCTATCGCCTCTCTACGTCACTATGGGGATAATGACTAGGCAAATGCAAGAAAAGGTTAACTAGCCAAAAGATGTGCTTTGTAAGCGGTTTTAATTTCATCTGTCCAAACTGCATTACAAACTGCTTTAATCTCATCTGAAATGGCAGTTACACCATCAGGCTCTTTATCGAGTGGATTATCAACAAAATCATCTGCATCATCAGCAGGAGTTTTTCCATCTTCTTTAAAACCACCTTTTAGAGTTCCACATTCAAGTGAAAATCTTTTAAACGATCTTGCGATCTCTGTATTATCTCGTTTCACAACTGTCGCCTTTCTTATTTGAACAGTTTTATAAATGCCAACGACTTCTATTTTGTCGTATTCTATTGATTCGCTTAGTGCCATTAGGATTAATCTCCGATTAAAACAGGTTTAGGCTTAGTTTTAAGACATAGCAACGGTCTATTTATACAACAGTGTAAGCTATAGAAAAAACAATAAATTTTCCACTCAGTGCATTAAGCGAAAAGTTATTATTACCATCTGGTGCTCTTAATTCTAAGGTTGTACCACTTAATTGACCTAGTATTTGATAGACACCAAAACTTGTGTTTGATACTACAGCACAACTATAACGATCATCACCAGTTCCTGTACTAAATGGAAAACCAGCTACAGTAGTACCAGAGCTACCACTCATACTAGGAAATTCTATATATGCTTGCACGGTTACTGCTTTTCCTATTTTTACATAGTGGGCAGAATATGTAGTTATTGAACCAGCATTAGATGTAGGAGTCCAAGTGCCATGTTCATAATCATCCAAAAGCTCACTTGTCATTCCACCAACATTACTTGCAGCAGAAAAATCAATTCCATGACCAGCAGTACCAACGACTAAATTTCCATCTGCAATAGTAAAATTTGTCGTGCCGTCTGTAGTGCAATTATTTAATTTTGACCCACTTGCTAAAGTACAAGTTCCATCAGAGTTATGAACAGTTACAGCAGCAGCACTAGCTCCTACTCCTTTTATCGAATTTACCTTGATTTCTGACATAATTAACTAGGTTTTGTAGGCCAAACTACATCATCCATTGATGTAGCAGATGTTTTTGTGATGTCTCGTAGTGCTTGTCTATAAGTTTTCCACTCATCAGATACGGTAGTTCCTAATTCTTGTGCATTTACGACAACCCAATCACATTCAGTAAGCAAATAATTACGATACCCCCTTACATCTCTCATTTTTATTTCTGCTAATTTTGTGTTTATTTGACTTGTTGTTGGCTCTGCAACTCCATCTAAACCAAGTTCAGATTTTGCTAGATTTTCAAGATTTATATTATTATAAAAAGTCATTTTAAGTATCTCTCAATTTAATAATGTGAAAACCAGTTAAAAACATAGTACCATCGGCTTGCAAAAATAAAGTTCCAATATTATCGGGTGTAGCTCCAAATTTAGCTTTATGGGTTGAAGTATCAGTTACGTCAAATATATAATTAGTTTGAATTTGTTGACAACTTGTTGTACCTGTGGGCCTGTTTATACTCGCACCTTTTTGTGAGGCAGTTTCGAAAGTTGAACCATCAGTACAAACTTTAATCATCGCTGCTTGACAACGAATATCAGTGGTAGTTACAACACCATCAATATTTAACATAAGAAGGTAAACCCCAGTTTCAGGAAAGGTTACTTGCCCACTTGAATTACCTATCGTGAATCCAGAGGAAAAGTTAGTTCCTGGACCACCTCTTGCACCGTGAAATCTTGAGTTATTACCAAGTATAAAAACTTCTCCTGTACTTGAGTTACAAGTAATATTGGAATTTGCTGCAATGGAAACCATTTTTTCCATTGCTCCTACTCCTACACCAGTTAAAGACGCACCAGAAATAGCGGGTAAATTACCAGAAAGTTTTGTTGCGTCTAACGTACTTTGGCTCGTAACAAGCGTTCCATCTGCAATGTCAGGTAAACTAATTACTCTATTATTACTGGAAGATGAGGGTGCTTGAATACTTACTGACCCACCACCTGATGCTGCGTTTAGTTTAATCTTTGCGGTCATTTATGCAGCCTCCAATGCAGCAACTTTTGTTTCTAATACTTCGATTTTAGCAACAGCTTCCTGTAACGCAGCAGTAAGTAATGGTATAAGTTTACTTTGATCTAGTTGTTGAATGATAATTTTACCATTTTCGTCAACTGCATCTTTTGTTCCTGTTACCGCTTCGGGAATAGCTGTCGAAACTTCGTGTGCTAAGAATCCGTCAACTGTTGTATTTGTATCTTCTTTCCAATTAAATCTTGAAGGTTTTAATGTTTTTAACCTTGTAATTCCATCAGATATTGCAACTACATTTTCTTTCAATCTATAATCAGAAGATGTATTAAAAGCAAGATTTGTTGCTCCATTTGCTGTTATACTTCCTCTTACGTTTCCATCATTTCTTTGAAATTGAATAAAATTACAAGTTCCACTTGGTGTTCCACTTACAAAACCTTTAATAACTTGAGCTAATCCAGAAACTGCTTCAGAAGAATATTTAACAGCAAATATATCACTATCTGTTGAATTTAAAACAACTTTTGAACCCATACTATTGCCATCTGTAGTTCCTAAGTAAAACTTTCCATCACTTGTGATTCTGGCTCGTTCTGTAACTGTTGTGTTATTATCACCAATTTTACGAAACTTTAAAGCACCGTCACTTAACTGAATATCAAAATTCTTTTCGTCTGTACCACCATTTTGATGGGTCATTACAAGTCTTGTTTGTGTAGATCCAGTTAAAGATATTCCATTTGAATCATTAAAAGTAGCTATAGCAAAAGTATTAGGACTTGTAGTTGCCACACCTAATCTTCCATTGCTATCAAGAGTTGCCCTAGTTACTCCACCTGTATTTATATTGACAGTATCAGATGCAAATGATAATCCCGTGTTTGCGTCAGTACCAGCTATGGAAGCTGCACTCGCTGATCCGTCAACTCCAGAAATACCAGTAGTGCCGTTAATGTTTAAAGCCATAACTAAAGAATAACAAGGATTGCACCAGATGGCACAGTTACAGTTACACCCGAATTTATTGTAGGACTAACTGTGTGTGCGTGTTTATTAGCGGTTAAAGTGTAATTAGTTGTAACTGCTTGATCCGATTCAAAAAATACTTCATCATTACCTCCTCCCGTAGCTCCAGCACCGCCTCCCACAGCAGTAAACTCAGATCCGTTATATATTTCAGCAGAAGTGGTCGTACTATTGAATCTAAAGTCTCCTGTTGATGGAGAACCAGGTCTTTGTGCAGTAGTTCCAACAGGTATCTGTAAAGCTGTTGTGTAATTATGTATAACATCTCCAGTAAATGTCGATCCAGAAAGTTTTGCTAAACCTAAATTTGCCTGTGTGACATCTCCAATTTCAATATATCCGTTATTAGCTGCATTTCTTAGTTTAAGAAGATTAGATGTTGTATTAACTGATAATTGGAAAGCAACTTGTGTACCACTAGGATCTGCTGATCCGCTATTCAAACTTTGTATAGCAGCGAAAACATTATTAAGATCAGTTCTTACGGCAGCACCCGTGCCATTTGCAATCGTATAGTCTGAAACTTGTGCCATTTAGAAAACTACCTTGTGCATATTCTACCCTCCTTTACCAAATCCGACAGCCTGATAGGTGAAATTTCTATCAATCGAAGCATTTGATGAATTTTTGAAGTGAACAGTGAAGCCTGTTCCAGATACACTACTTACTTCAAAGTAATCTCCTGATGCCATATTCTGAGCATTGATACCAATAGAGGGTAAATTAGTATTTGCTCCAAGCAAAGAAGAAGTACCAACAAAAAACGGATGAGTAAAGGTAATAGCTTTAGCTCCTGCTCCGCTTGCTGTTAGATTACCTTGTTCTGTTCTTCTCTGTAAAGATGCTTTATATCCTGGGCTACATCATTACTTGTAAGTTTTGCTCTAAATTGAAATCCTCTACCTTTATATGTTCCGTTAGCAAAAGTTTGAAAAGCAGTATATGTAGGCGAGCCAGAACTTGGATTATCTTGTGTTACTCTTACTAACATTTCAGCATTAACTTGTGTAGCTGTAGCTCCGTCAAAGTCTGTAATATCATCAATTAAACCTCTCGAATCAAATAAATCTGATGGATAAAAACCTTCTGTTAAGAAATGACGTTTTAAATCAAGACTAAATACCCCACCTAAATCTAAAGTATCTCCACCAGCAGTTCCTCCAAAATCATAAGTACCTTCTGGTACAATTCCACCAAAATCGTCTAATGAACCAACAGCATCAAGATCCGTAATACTGTCAAAATTACCGCTACCAATTAAATTTAATGTGTCAGTTGTCGCATCGAAAGCAACATTAGTTTTTGTTCCCTGAAATTTAGGACTATCAGTATCTTCTCTCCTTGTTTGCGTAACAAGTGGAGCTTGGTTATCTGGCAGATCAATAATTACACTTGTTTCTCCTGCACAGAATCTACCGCCATCATCTTGGAATTTTAAAATATATTCTCCCTCAAGATATGGAACTTCTGCTGTTGTTGTGTTACCAGCTAATGCTTGAATTAAATCAGTGCTATTCGTAAATGTACCATTACCATTGGTTAGAGGAGAATGTCTGACATACACCCTACCTCCATGAGTAACATCTAAATCTGTAGATAAATTCCAACGTAATCTTACTAATTTTTCATTTATTGGCTCGGCTGATAATCCAGTAACATTTGATGGCAATGCAGTTTTACCAACAGCATTAAAAGTTAAATCAGTAGAAGTTGCACTTGTCTGTAATGCAGCATTGTAACTGAATACTTGAAACTCATATGTTCCAATATCAGTATTGAATATTTCAAAATCAGGAGAAGAAACTGTTGTAGAAACAAAGTTACCATTATTGAATCTATAGTTAACTTGATACTGCGTAACACCAACAATAGGTTGCCAACTGACAATAAGTTTAGATACCGCCTGATTATTTATCTCAACTATTTTTTCTTCAGCTTGTAAAGCAGCAGGAGGATCTTTTGGAAGATTCAGTACCGATACTGTTCTTGTTGGTAAAGTTGCACCATCTTCAATAAATGCGTACTTTTCATTTACATAAGATAAAGCTGTAATTGCATAATTTATTCCATCAGATTCTTCTACTGTTATTACTCTAAATTTCTGGGCTTGAACTGTATCATCTTGCAATAGCCAAACTGTATTGGCATTTGGAGTCTGAGAAAAAGCAGAAGATACTGTAATAACTGCACCTGAGACACTTGATACTGATTTACTTTCAACAGTTCCATCAGGCAATATGACACTCAATGTTGGATTATTTGTTGTCGGTAAATCTGTTGCAGCAGAATCGTCTACAGTTATTTGAGTAGTTGTAGCTGAACTTACTCTTCCACCTCTTCTAAGACCAGAACGTACAGGATCAGCAATATCAATAACAGCACCAGGTCTTACAACAACACCAGAATCTATAGAAGTTCCAAAAGTAACAATTTCACTTTCATTTTGTTCCGCAAATAAAATAGCCTTTGCTAGTCTCCTAGCCTGACCTCGGCTGGTGCACGCAAATCCTTTTACCTGCTTAATAATTACTCCTAGCTTGGCTATCGAGGCGGTATCTTCATAAACTTCATAATCTATCTCTCTACTATCCATGTTGAAATAAGAAACAGAAATTACAGTATTTCTTGTTTTTAATCCACTTCCTGAGTAATTAAAACCTTCTTCAGTTACATTGGCTAAATTAAATAAATAACTTGCATCTTTTGGACTATCCTGTGCAAGAAGAATACTACCAGCAGACCATATCGGCATACATCTCATAACACCTGCTAGTTCATTTATTAAATCGAATGCTTCACTTGATGATTGAATATTTACATTGCAGCTAAATCTAGCCTCCTGTCCTCCAAATCCATCATCAACAAGAGTATTAGCAAACTTACTTGCAGTAACAAAAGAAAAAAGATCAAGAGAACTTTCTGTTATATGATTGCCAAATCCATAGCGAGTGTCCAAAAGTAAGTCCAGTAGCACCATGCTTGGACACGAGCACCATTGAGCAGCACCCATAACTCCATTGAAAATATAACCATTAGGATAAACAATACGACCAGTTGTACTATCAACGGTAGGAGTACCAGAACTATTTGCACCAGCACCAGGAATCCTTACCTTTATTCCTCTGATACGATACTTTCTGCTAGGTATTGATTGAAACTGCATAGAGTCCAATCGAAGAGAAGCATAGGCACTATTGGCATAAGTATTAGCATCATCAACTATTTCAGCAAAACTTGTCCATTGAAATGAATCCTGCAAAGTTGTATCTGCACTATCAGCAGTAACTCTGCTAACTCTTATATCAACAGGAAAAGCACCTGTAAAATTGATTCTGTAATCTCTTTGGTACGCATCAGCAGTTCTTCCTGTAATTGTGTCAGAAATAATATCAGTAAAACCACCAGAATTATATTGAACAGCAATCTTTAGTGAAACAGATGAACCAAGTAAATCTCCCTTATCTGTTGCTTTTTGTATTTGAGGAAAAGTTATTGTAATATTTGCAGCATCAACATTTGAATTTGTAATCTGCCTAGTAACTGGAGAAGATTGAGTGACAGTAACTCCTACTGCTGTGACAGAAGAACTACTTTCAATACCTTCAACTTTTGTCTGACCTGATGTTCCGAAACGAGGATTAAATGTTACATCTTGAAAGTTAAAATCAGTTGTAGCTGGATTAGTTGAATCAGCAGTTGATTTTAAAACAGGAGTGTCGTTCAGAAATACATCTTTTAATGCAGCATTGTTATATGCAGCAGTTCCTTGTGTTCTGCCTTCTTTTGATGCTGTAGCAAAACCTTCTATCTCTCCTTCGGAAATAAGATCAAGAAAAGTGGCAAACTGTCTGCTGTGTAAAGTGTCAGGAGTTCTTGTTGGTTGAGGTGGGGTAGGAGGAGAAGGCGATCCAGAGCCTCTAATAATTTTAGGATTTGTCATGCTTGTACCTGCTGAGTATCAATCGCACCACTTATAACAACTGATCCTGTCACTATCTCTCCATAAACTATTGGAACGGGAGTACCTGCTCTTGATGTATTTTGTGTACCAGAAAAACTAAATGATAATTGTGGATCTTGCTCAGACTTAAATTCTTTTGGTTTAGGTAAAGGAAATAACATTTCGCTTACACCTGATAAAACTAGACTTGTTCCAAGATATACTGCTGATTTTGCTAAAATTACACCTGTTGTTAATTTTTCAGCGGTCATAAAACCAGTAGGACCTAACATAAAAGCACCTGCAATCAAAGCTGCTCCTAGTAATATTTTTCCAACACCTTTACCAGCACCACTTATAACAGGAACAATATGTATATCTTCCTGTCCTATTGGGTGGTGTATTTCATCTTTATCTACTGCATAATTACCAACTTTTACCTGATAATATTGAGGATTCATGTATTTTTCTACTTGCGGAAAATTATTAACAAGAAAACTAACTGCTTTTGCAAGGCTGTCTACCTGTATTTCAAACTCTTTATGCCCTACAAACTCTGCAAGCTCACCATATAATTTTAATTTACGCAACATAACGATACCTACCTCCTGTGCATTTTAACAACCATTGAGAATAAGGCTCTCTACAAGATAGTCTATCGGTTAAATGATGTAAAACATCCCCATCTAAAAAAATAGCTACATGATTTAAACCAGGAGATCCAATAGACATTAGTAACGCATCACCATTCATTGTTTTCTCATCTGGTCTAAGTTCTCTAAAACCAGTTCTCCATGCACAAGTTTCAAACAAGGGATTAAGAATAAACTCTTCTGGTGTTGTAGGTCTATCCCAATCTTTTAATTTAATACCTTTTTCTTCCTTATACCAATCTCTAACCAGGCTCCAACAATCAGTAACACCCCAAACCCACGGTCTACCAAGTAAAGGCGGTTTATATCCACAAGGTTCACAATATCCCCATTGTTCTGTTTTTGGATTAACAATGTGCCATGGAAGATTACTTTGCTCACAACTAATTTTATCCGCCTGACTAGGTGTAGGTGGTGTTACAGGGTGACTATGAACAACGGCTGTTATCTCTCCAGTATTATCTGCTTTTACATAATCTTCTGGATCAATAATAAAACATTGATGATCTGTCATTGAAAGATTACGACAAGGATAATATCTTTGTTTTCCTCGAATATTTAACAATAAACCACAAGACTCTTTAGGATCTTGGTCTTTCGCATGAACAAGTGCTTCTTCTTTCCAATTCATGCTATGAACGTACCAATCGAAGGAAACTCTGTTCTAGTGCATTGTCTTTTAGGTGCTCGAATACCAGCAAGATCAAAAACAGCAGCTAACTCAAATTGTACAACAGTTCTATTTTCTGCTGATTTTCTATCTATCTTGTAAATTTCTTGAGGAAATTCTGCTGTAGGATCTGGTGTTCCAAATGGATTTACCTGTTGAGATGTTGTCGTTGTTGTTTCTTGGGTCGTTGTATTTGGATCGTTCATTGTAATCGTATTTCCCATTCCATTTCCATGAACTGTGCAATAATATCTCAAATCATTTGGGGCAGAAGGATATGCTGGTTGATAAGTTACAGTAGCTCCTGCATTACCAGCAGTTCCGACTACAGTTGTTGTTTGTGATCCTCCTGCATCAGATTTTATTGCTAAAGGGTGTCCACTATTTGAAGAATCTGATTGGTCAAAAATATAGGTAGATCCTCTTTTCATTGTAATTACAGGATTATTTACACCATTTATCCTAAAAATATTTCCACTTCCAGGATTATGAACAGTGACAGTATAAGTTACAGTTTCGACATCGGCAGGGTCAGCAATAGTTGTTGTAGTCGTAGTACTGGTTGTAGTTGTAGGAAAATTAACAGCATCAAGATAACGTGCCAAAGTTCTGATCCTTGTTACAGTAGCTCCCGTCAAATCATTTCCTGTAGTTACCTGATTTACATTCAACAAAATAGCTGTAATAGTTCCAAGAGCATTACTGACAGTAAGAGTAGGTCTAGGTAATTGACCTTTTGCAAATGCAAAACCTTCTGCCTCTATTGGCATTTTTAGATATTGATTACCAGCCCAGATAATATCTCCATTAGCGTTTAAACTTGTTCCATTATGGAATCTATACGTTTGTGCAGAACCATGCAAAGTTGCGTCAGTTGTCAATGTAAATAATTCAATTATTGCTGAAGGATTGATCTTTTGTAGATCAGTAATAATAGGGGCAGTACTCATGGTTCAAATACTTCTCTAAATGTTGTCTGTATTGTAGCCCTATTGTTATAAGGTATAGATTTATTCCACCCTTCGCAAACAAATTTTTGTGCAGCAGATTCTCCAGGTGCGGTAAAATCAAAGCTATCACTATCATTTGCACGGGCATCAAGGAAGGTTTCTATTTCATCTGCTTCGACTTCCGAAACATTAAAAGTAAAATTATAAATTTTAGGATTTTGATGTTCTGCCAAGCCAAATAATATTCTATGTTCAAACCCGTCAGCAAAACGAATTGTTCTGGTATTTGGTGCGGATCTTTTTTGTTGTCCGTATGTAGGTTTTATTGAAGGAAACGT